TCATTCGGGGGTGGTACTTCCTGTGTATGTAGAGGGCCAGCACTCGGAGCAGTACGGGCCAACCGTGGACATGTCGTCCTCGGGATTGAAAGAAGGGCTGAGCACGTCGTAGCGGGGCACGTCCTCGGGGTCTACGTTGAGCTGGTTGCAGCCGAAGCATTCGCGCATCACGCCACCGCCAGTGCTGGTCCGATGTAGCGCATGGTCATCCAGGACGCCGCGTCTCCGAGCGCCCATGAAGCAGCCTCGGTCTTCACGTATGAGCGGCCCTGGTTGTACAGCACCACGTCCGGGAATCGCGCGAACATGATCTGCCCGTATCCGCTCATGAGGGTGATGGGCTGAGCCATTGTGTAGGTCGCCGGGGTCGGTGCGCCGTCGATGTAGCTGAAGGACCAGACGCCGGTGCCAGAGCCGTTCTGGAAGGTCATTCGACATTCGAGGTCGTAGCGCCCGGGAAGGTTGGTGCGGATGGTCGCGGCATCACTCGGTGTAGGGCGGTCGATGAGCTGGTCCTGGGTGCGGAAGGACAGGCCCGTTCCAAAGTTATTCCAGTTGGTGAAGAACGACCCGGAAGTATGAGACTGCGCGCCGATAGCACCGAGCTTGCCTCGGGGGCCTGGGCCAGTTGGGTACCATCCTGCGGGGACGCCAGCGAGAAGACCGCGCGCTGTCAATCCGGTGGTACCAGTGACCGCGTAGTAACTCTCCTGCCAACCCAGCTCAACGTTGTAGAAGTTAACGCGCTGATTAGCTAGCGCCGCGCGCTGTGCATCGGTCGTAGGAACGCCGTAGGCAGCGTCTCGGGCAGCGGTTGTCCCTCGGAGTAGGGGCAGCCCCGTGAAGGCACTCTGAAGCTCGTTCTGACGCTTCTGAAGGGTGCGAATGCCCTCTTCTAGTTCTCGTAGAGCCATAGTCAGGCCACCTTCCGAAGGTCAAGATTGATGAGCCAGCGCGTGGGCGTGATTTCATGCTGAATTGCGACAATCTGGCTGTTCTGCTCGGTGCCGTTGAAGCGGACGATTACGCGCTGTCCTACGTCCAGCACGGAGGCCATTGCTAGGTCTTCCTGGGCGTTCCACTTGACGGTTGTGATGAGTAGTTCAGCCTGATCCTGGGCGTCCAGAATCGTGTTCAGTCGGTTGTTCAGCGACTCGTCGTAAGGCGGAAGAGACCAGAGGTTCGTTTCTAGGCGCTCGGTCTTGACGCCGTACTCGTTGATGGATTCTTCAGATTCCTTGACTAGCTCGTCGTTCTCCTCATTGACGCGCTCCGCGTCCACGCCGTAGTTGGTCACGTCAAGACGGTTCACCAGGCTGCGAGTGTCGTAGACGGCTGAGGTATCGATGTAGTGGAGGTGCGCGTCATTGTCCTCATCGGAGAAGATCGCGGTTACGGGCAGAGCAGCACCGGGGAGGCGGAAGCGAGTTATTCCGTCAGCTCCTACGTACCAGGACGCGCCTACCGAGTTGCACGCTAGGTCCAGGTGATTCGCCAGGTTCGACTCAAAGACGGTTTCACGGAGGCGCTGCGGGTAGTCGGTTGCCAGCTCCAGCAGCTTGATGCTGTGGAACGCCAGGCGTTCCACCTCGTCTGTCGGGCCGGTCACGTTGACGTTAGATGCCAGCATGATGCGGATGACCACGCTGGTGGCGTCCGCTACGAACTCGACCTGACCCAGACTGGTTGGCAGGAGGCTGACCGTGACGGCTTCTCCCGTGACCTCGGAGACGACCTCAAGGCGGTAGCTCTTGGCGAGTGGGTTTCCGTCCAGAGTCGCGCTCGCCTGGAAGCGGTAGGCCTTGCCTACGGTGAGTCCGGTGACGGTCTTCCGTATTCCGAAGCTTCCGGCCCCAAGGAAGGCCGTACCGGTGCTCAGGCTCTCAACATAGAGACCCTGCGAGTTGCCGACGACACCACGGCGAATGCCCTCGGTGGTGTAGTAGCTGATGTTCGCGGGCTTGGTCCCTACGCGGGTCCAGCCGTCCAGGTCCCCCGCGCTGAGTACCAGCATCGTGTTGAGCGAGCTGGAGAAGGCGTTAACGCCTCCAGCGGTGCGCGCTGCAACACGGGCGTAGTAGACACGTCCACCGGCAAGACCCGTAGCGGTAGCCGTCAGGACGTTACCCACGTCGATGTTCTGGACACCACTGGTGAAGTTCGCGTCACGGGCAACCTGGAGGCGGTAGCCGGTGAGGCCCGTGGTGGTGCTCGGGGCGCTCCAGGTAGCTACCAGACCTCCGGTGCCGTTCTGGCTCCAGGTGCTCATCGTCGGCGCGGGGAGACCCACGTAGGCGCTGATGGTGTTGGAGAAGCCGGACCAGCCGACAGCGTTACGACCGCGCGAGCGGAAGTAATACGTGTTGCCGGGGAGAAGGCCCGTGAAGGTGGTTGTACCGTTCGATCCCACCGCCTGGACGTTCTGGGTGAAGCCCGCGTCAGTTGCGGTCCAGGCCTGCCATTCCAGGATGCCGGAGCCTCCGTCAGAGTTACCGCTGAAGATGTAGCGGGCGCTGGTGGCGGTGATCTGGTCCACGCCCACAGAGGTAGGGGGAGAGGGGGCGGTGGGGCGGAAGATGTAGGTGTTGAAGCTGGCGGCTCCACCGAGACCCTGAGTACCGGTGGCCTGCTGTCCGATGGTGACGTACTGCGTCGAACCAACCGCCCACTCACCCAGTAGGCGAGAGCCGAAGCCCTTCGGCAGGTTGATTGTTCCGCCGACAGCAACGCCGTTGACCGTCCCGTACCAGCGGTATCCGTTGATGAAGGTCTGAGGGTCACCACAGAGGACGTAGAAACGGACAACAGAGCCGTCGTCCGTGACGCGGAGGGTACCGCGTGTACCAACTGAATAATCAGCCATTAGAAGCTGTACACCTCCCTAGGTGCGCCAATTGCGGGCGGTTCGATGGGGGCAAGCGCTGAGCCAGCTAGGCGCGTAATGCGCTGCTCGAAGGTTTCGTAATAGGGGGTACCGATCATGGCCCCGTAACGGGGTGTTGTGCCGTGAATCTTGACGGCGTCTGCAACTTCAACAGTCACGGAAACGCGCTTCTTACCCGTGGCCTTATCTAGCGGGTAGGAAGCCTTCACATCTGAGACGGTGCCGGTGAATACCGGGATAACCGGGTAGGTGCGGTAGAGCTGTATGTCATCCCAAAGCAGGTCAGAGTCTGGCTCGCCCGCGAGCTGGATGATATGACTGGTGGCCGTAGCCGTGAAAATGTAGGACGCAGCGGCCCAGAGTCCTACGCCGTTCGGCGTCGTCGTGTTAGACCCCGTACCCGTACCGACAACGGCTATATGAGCGTTGTACTCGTCAATACCTGAGTAGGAAGTCACTTTCGCGCGCACAGCGTAGGACTGCCCGGGGGTTAGACCCGTGAAGGTCCGCTGAGCGATCTCATCACCGCTCCAGACGTTGAGCGCCTTTCCCCCAGCGGTGAGGGGAGTGACCCATGCTTCAGTCCCGGGGTTTGCGGTCCAGCCACCCATCCCGGCGTTTGTATCCTCGAAACCGAAGCTGTAGACGACTTCATCGGCCTTCGGCTTCAGAACCGCACGCACCGTCTGACCGCTCTTGAAGGCACCACCGTTGAGCGGGTCCTGAGCGTTGTGGAGCGTGAACGCCATGGTGCCCACGTCAGTCTTGATGCCGAGACCTGAGCGACTGCCTCCGCGTCGGATAGAGCAGCGCGTAGCGTCCGCGATGTAGGGGACCCACTTGGCACCCGGTAGTAGCTCGGTCCACGCCTTACGGGTGATAACCGTGTCGTCAGCGTAAATCCACGCTCCAGCAGGGGTGATGCCTGATACGGCAGCCTTGAACCGAACTTCGCGCCAAAAGACATGGCTAGTTGCGGTCGCTGTAAACGTCACGGTGTGCTGCACAAAGTTGGTCTGTGCGGTCGTGCCCTTACCCAGAACCCAGTCCGATGTTGCGGTTCCCAGGCCAATGCGAGCCTCGTAGTAGGGGTCCACCGCGAGCCGTGCCGTGTAGGTGTAGGTGCGGCCCACTGAAAGCCCAGAGAGGGTCTTCTGGGCCTTGAAGGTGTACTGACCCGACGTTGACCAGCTAGCACTATGAAGCACTACGCTGTTGCTCTCGATGCTTCCCGTTGATGTGCTCGCACTCGTCGCGGTAGTAGGGCCTGACGTGTATGTCCACCCGGAGAGGTCTCCAGCCGCCGCGCTGTAGACGACGGCAGCAGGGTGGCGAGTCAGAGGCTGGTCCCAGCGCTCCAGCTCTAGGCGTCCGAAAAGAGGGCGCTCTGTTACGGTCACAGTCGGCCTCCTTCTCGTTCGTAGTTGCGGATTGCTTCGACGGCGGCGCGGCCGATATCAGCGCTCGTAGCCATGCCGCCGTTGATGTTGACGTTGATGACTGCGGGAGCCGAGCCGGAGCCGCCATACGCTCCAGCGGAAGCGAACGACATATCAGGGGCGGTCAGGTCTGCGGAGAAGCCGTTAGCGACTCGGGTAGAGAGGCTTCCCATCTGCTTGTCCACCAGACCCGCATTACGACGTAGACCCTCAGCTAGACCCTGAACTGTGTTCTTTCCGTACTCCATGAAAAGACGGGACGGGGACTTGATGCCTAGGAAGCCGAGGAAGTCACCAATAGCGTTCTTGGCGATGTTGAGCAGGGCCTTACCGACCGATGCAGCGGCCTGGAAGAGACCCTTGACCAGACCGCCGATGAGGTCCACACCGGCCTTGATGAGCTGAGGAACCAGCCCAATGAGAGTGCTGACCATCTGCGGAGCAAGGCCGATAAGTGCGCTGATGAGCTGCGGGATAACCTTGGGAATTGCGCTAACCAGACCGGTGAAGAGCTGAACAGCAGCATTGATGAGCTTGGGAATCATTCCGATAACCGTGGATACGATCATGGGAAGCAAGTTCAGAATCGCCGTCAACAGCAGCGGCAGGATGACCGGCAGCGACTCCACCAGTGCGGTGAAGAGGTTGATTGCGGCGTCCAGAATCGCCGGGATCATATTGAGGATGGTTTCAATGAGCTTCGGCAGTAGCTCGATAACCGCTGCAATGAGCAGAGGAATGACAACCGGCAGCGCCTCAACGAGTGCCTGGAAGAGCTGAATTGCTACCTCTAGAAGCGCCGGGATCATTGCCAGGATGGATTCGAGAATCTGCGGCAGCAGCATGACCAGCGTGTTGAGCAGCGAGGGCAGCACGGTGACCAGAGCGGTGATGAGCTGCGTGAACGCCTGAACACCGGCCTGGAGGATGAGCGGAGCGCTCTCAACCAGAAGGTTCACGATGTCAACGACAAACGTCATCACCGCCGTCACCAGGGCGGGGATGATCTGCGGCAATGCCTGAGCGATAGCGGTGAAGAGCTGGACGGCGGCGTTCAGCATGGTGGCTCGACCCTCAGCGATACTTGCGAGGATCGGGCCTAGGCCTCCAGAGGCCAGCCAGGTTGCAGCCGTCTGAATGCCCGTGATGAGGGCGGGCAGCAGACCGCTGATGATCTGGCTGAAGTCAATCTGAGTCGAGCCGTTGAGGATATTGAAGATGAAGTCTGCGAAGGCGTTAGAAGCGTTCGTCAGGGAGGCCGTGAACGCGGCAAAAACGTCCGATTCGGCAATGGTGTTGACCAGGGCACCGAGAGCCGCTGTGACCGCCGTAGCAGCCGGGAGCAGCGCGGTACCCAGGGTTGCGTACAGGTTCTCCGTACCGGCAGCTAGGCGCTGCTGAGAACCGGCAAGGGTGGTGGCCTCACGGCTGAATGCGCCCATTGCGTCAGCGGTCTGCTCGCTGAGCAGGGCTAGCGTTGCCTGGAGCTTGGCGTTCTTCTCAGCCTCACCGGACAGGCCCGACAGGCCCATTTCCGCCATCTCTGCCTTGACAGCGGCGTCGTTGATCGAGACACCGTAACGCTCGATAGGGTCGCGCTCTCCACGGAGGAGGGCGGACAGAGCCGACACGGCGTCAGAGGTGGAGCCACCGAACTGGGCGGAGAGGTCAGCACCCATGCGGATAAGTCCGTCTGTCTGACCGGCGAGCTGGTCAGTGGCAACGCCCATGTTCTTCAACTGGGAACCCAGGACCGTAGCCAGGCCCGCATACTCGCTCTTGGCGAGACCGACAGATGACGCGGCCTTGTTGGCCCACTCATTCATCTGACCGGCGCTGGACTTGAAGACCGAGTCCATAGCGCCAAGGTTCTGCTCTAGCTCGGAGGCGGCCTTGACTGCCTTCACGCCAATGGCAGTGGCAATAACGCCAGCGGCGACCGCAACAGCGCCAGCGCCCTTGGCGAACTTGGACATTGCGGATTCGGAGTCTCCGAATGCCTTCTGGAGGCCCTTTGCGTTAGCGGTGATGCTAACAATGACCTGATTCTTTGCCATTGTGGCCTCCTCTCGGTGTGGTGGCCTGACCCCTGCGAGACTCAGGGGCCAGGCGGCTTATTTGCGCCTATTGCGCTTGTTCAGGGCCTTGATGATTGCGTCCCGCTCACCAAGGGTCAGAAGGTCAACCTCACTGGGCTGAATGCCTCCGTAAACGACTAGCTGCGCTTTGGCTTCGGCGCGCTCTTTACGGAGGCGTCGGCTTCCCCCGCTTCCTCGTCCTCCTCTTTGTCAAAGCCAAGAAGGCTGTTGACTTCAGACATGGGGACATTGAGCGCATCGTTGAACTTGAACTCGGGGTATCCGGTGCGGCGCTTCAGCACGGTGATGAGAGCAGCTAGGGCCTTGCCCTTCGGCATTTCTTCATCTGCGATGGAGCCAATAGACATACCGGATAGGTCTTCGATGAATGCGACTTCACCAAGAGTGAGAGAATCGAAATCGAACATTTTTGTCTCGCTTACTAGTTGAGGTTGTTTGACCGGAGGATTTCGTCAATACCGTTGGTCAGGGCGGTAACGACCTGTGTCTGACTGCGCTTTAGGGCGTCGGTCAAGAAGGGGGCGGCGCGGTGGCCTCGGTGCGGGTCTCCGTAGTGGATGACGCCCGCGTAGGCGGCGCGCTTGGCGTAACCGGCGCGGACAACCGCCTTGGTCTTTCCGCGACCGGCGCGCATGCTCCCGGCTACCTCACCCGAATCGCGGGGAGGGTTAGCGTGAGCGATGACGATGAGGCCCAGGCTGTGCATGAGGTCGCTCATCACGTTGAGGTCTGCATCGGCAGCTCTCAGCTTCTTGATGACCTCGTTGACGCCTTCGACAAGAACGGTGCCGCCCTTGTGAAAGTCAGAGCCAGCCTGGGCCTTCGCCATACTTAGGCCCCGGTGTCCTTGGTTACGTCACCGACGATTTCCCACTGGCCTTCAAAGGTGAATGCGGAGGTAGCGGAAGCGCTGGCCTCTCCACCGATGTCAGGCTTAGGACCGACCTTGACGATGCCTACGAAGTGAGGTTCCGCGACCGTGGCAACGGTGTTGCCGTGAGGCGCGTAGGTGAATGCAACTTCCTCACCCGTGTTGTCCCACGTGTACGTCCAGAAGGACGTAGCAGCCGTGGACTGGATAGCCGTGAAGTTGAGGAAGTACTGACGGCCTCCGCCGTTGGCTGCATCCTCGAAGGTCACGACATCGGAGTCGGCTTCCTCGTTGGTGATTACTGCGGACACGAAGTCAGCTGCGTACTCGGCTCCCGGGGACCCGAGCGTCAGCACGGGGAGCTTATTTCCCCTGATGCGGGATGAACCCATTTGATGCTCCTAATTAGAAAGTCACGCCGGAAGCGGTGACGGTTAGTGATACGGAGAAGGCCTGGCCGTTGTTGATTTCGAACTGGAACGGCTGGCTGACCATCTCGACAACCCAGCCGTCAACAATCGGGCTGTCGTATGTCTCAATGGCGTCAATGGCCTTCTGGATCAGCTCGTCTACCTGGTCGGTTTCCGAGCCGTTGTTTCCCTTAGTGGCGCTCAACCAGACCTCTAGGCGCACCATGCGACTACCGAATGTCTGGTCAATTTCCACGTAGGGAGAACCCGCCAGGATGACCGCACTAGGAAAGGCGGCTGCTGCTGGAAGGTGGTTGTAGGTGTAAAGCTCCAGGCCTTCTAGTGAGAGGCGTAGGTCTTCACGAAGTTCGCCTAGAGTGCTCACGCGAAGCCTCCAGGAAGGAAGGGGGTGAGAATCGGTCGAACCGCCTCTAGCGGGTCCCGGCGCGTGCGGATAGCAGCGCCGTCAACCGATGCAAACTGAGAGATTCCCTGGGGAGAGTTCTTGCGGTAGAAGAGTTCCGCCCCGGCTTCGATGTAGGCACGGTGTAGGACCTCTGTAGGCACGTTGACTACAAAGGCCCCACACTCGTGGTCCACCAGAGCAGCGCCGGTAGCAATGCACTCTTCAATGAAGGCGTCATCTCTTCCCGGGGCGCTCCCAGCACCGCCTGAGACGTACTGCTTCAGGCGGTTGGCTAGCTCTGGCGTTGCGGGCATTCTTAGCTAGCCGCGAACTTCACGGGAAGGACAAGAGCGGGCTGCTCGTTGGCAATTGCGCCGTAGCGGTAGATGCTGAAGTCCTTTGTCAGATTGACAATGTTGCTGTCCTGAAGAGAGACAACAGCGGAGTCGTACTGGCGGATAGCGTCACCGTGAACGAAGACGGCCTGTCCCGTAGCGGCGGAAGCCGAAGGGGTGTCGTCAACCTCAACCGGGATGCCGAAGAGCGAAGCCGAAAGGCCACGGACGTTGGCCGTACCAGCGGAGTTGCCCTCTGCGATGCGGAGAACGCGGTCACCGGTTGTTGTCAGACCCAGAAGGTGAGCGAATACGTCAGCCGTGACGATGAGCTTTTCTACGCGCTTTCCCTGGGCCTTGAAGCGGCGCTCGGCCTCTAGCGTGACGGTCAGCCACTTGGCGGCGTCCATCGATCCCAGGACGGCCCCACCAACAACAACTCCGCCGTTGGTGGCGATAGCGCGGCGGGCTGCAACAAGGGCGTCAAAGTCCTCACGGAGGACGGCCTTCTTGTTGACACCGGCCTGAACGGCCATGTACTCCAGGTTGCGCTGAAGCAGCGGAAGCGTGGAGCGCTCAATAGCCTGGAAGGAAAGCTGAGTACGGCCACCGTAGGTGTGAACCTCTGCGGTCTTGGTCGTCAGCTTGACGTTCATGTAGGCGAGGTCGTCACCCTCGTTCTCCTGCTCTTCAACCGTTCCGGTTGCGCTCAGAAGCTCGGCGTACTCGATGGTGAATCCCTTTGCGGGGAGCGTGCCGCGCGAGAACGTCTCGGATAGAGCACCCGAAGAGTTGTCGAAGATGCGGGTAAGGTCTCCTACCCACTGGTTCTGTAGGGGAGCGTCAGCGGTCGTACCGCCTGTGTATGCACGGGTCAGGGCCTCACCGTCTACGCCGACAAGACCAGAGGCGGTCTCGTTGTAGGCGCGGGTAGCGGCCTCGTCACCCTTTGCGATTGCGAAAACAGCAGCAGCGGCGGAACGGGTGTCAACTGCCGGTGCGGACGGAGCTACGGTGAGCATGCTCATGCGCTGCTCCAGCTCCTCGATGTGCCCGCGAACCTCTGTCAGCTCTGCGGGCGAAACTGCGGACTCATCCACGGTTTCCTCCTTGGGGTTAGTGACCGGTTCGCGGTCATTGGATTCCTCACGAACTGCGAGGACGGAAGCGAGGGAATAGGCGGGCTTTGCCACAACCGAGACCTCTCGAAGACGGGTGCGAGTACGGACAATGACGCCGTTCTCGTCTCGGTGCTCCAGCGGCGAGAAGCCGACGGAGAGCTTGTTGACAGCGCCGTTCTTCAGCAGCTCGTAAACGCTGTTAGCCAGGTCGGAGAGTGCGAGCTTGGCGCGGAAGAAAAGACCCTCGTCACGGGTCTCAGCGGCCTCCACAACGCCAATAGGCGTCTTGTGAGAGTCGTATAGCCAGACCGTCCCATCTAGGTCCACAGAGCCGCGCTCAAAGCGTTCCTGGAAGCTGGTTCCATCGGCGTTGTGGATGGTTACGGTCTGGTCCCACGGAACCGCGATTCCCTCTAGGTAGCCGGTGTCCGCGTCTTCGCGGTACTCCAGCTCTGCGGAACGGATTTCTAGGTCACTCATTAGGTGCCTCCTCCTGCTCGGTTGTGTCACCGGGGCCGGGGGCTTCCTGGGCGTCCTCGAAGGCCTGCGCCTTTTCCTCAGCGGTCTTGAAATCGCCGTCTGGAGCGGGAGGCAGGTTCTCGATTGCGCGGACCTCGTTGATGCTCATCCAGCCGCCCTGAATGGCAGCAGCGTGAAGCTGGGACCGCGTTACCGTGTCCGGTCGAAGAAGGGCCTCAATGTTGGCCTTGACCTCGGTTCCACGCGGCAGCACCTCGGAGAAGGCGTCCTCAATCTCGGTGATGTATCGAATGAGGGTGAAGCGGTGAAACTCCGTCCAAGCCTGACCGATGTTGGAGTAGGTCATTGAGGACCCCTCAACGGCGGCGAGCATGAGGGACGCCGGGATACCGAAGAGGCGAGCAATGGCCGTGGTGTCGAACTGGCGTACAGAAATCCACTGAGCGTCCTCGGGGGACATGTAGACCGGAGTCCAGCTCCAGTCACCATTGAGCAGAGCCGGACCGCGCTGACCACCCTGAGACTTGATCCAGCGGTCCTTCGCTTCTTCTAGCTGCTGAGTAGGAAGAGGGGTGCCCTTGTTGGTGAGAAGGCCTGTAGGAACGCCAGCGTCCTGGTACCAGTTGGAGGCATAGAGCTGGGCGTCAAGCGCCCCGCGTAGCTCAGCCTGTGCGGCCTGGATGGGGCCACGGCCTCGGGGGTCACCCGGTACGCGAAGGTGGGAGAGGTGGCGAATGTCCGTCTTGGTGTAGGTCTTGCCCCGGTACTGGTAACCGGTGACGTTTCCCTCCGCGTCACGGTCGATGTGAACGTCCAGAGGGTTGATGACTCGAAGTCCGGTGGTGCGTCCCTGGTTGTCGCGGTAGATGCGCCAGAAGGCGTTTCCGTTGAGGACTAGAGAGAGTGCTGTCTGCTCTAGGAATCCGGAGAGGGTGGAGTCTGCGTCAGGGCGACGGAGGAGAAGGGGCTTGGGGTCTAGCTGCTCATCCGCGCGGAATGCGTCAAAGCTGAGCTGCATGACAGAGGTGGAGATGATCTGAGCCGCGCGATAGACGGCAACCATTCCTAGCGCTTCGCCAGAAGAAATTTCCGTTTCGTAGGCTCCGCGCTCTGGGTAGATGTCTGGACCGTCGTGAACCGTGCCATTGTCGGCGACATAGGGCGCGTTCACAGAACGGGCCTGAGGAGTGTTTCCACTCGACTCAGGCCCATTCCAGAAATCGGACCAGAAACCCAATATGAGAGACTTTCGTTAGTGCACTAAGTACTTACTAACAATTGTCCCGTGATGGGTTTTTAGTTCTTGTTACAGAATGCCTAGCGGCCTTTCCGTCTGCTGCTGCTCAACCACGTAAACGCCTAGCGCTGTAGACAGCACAGCGTCAATCTCTACGCTGCTATTGGTACGGTCAATGCGGTAAACGTCGCCCTTGTTCTTTCGCACCGCTCGGGGCATCTGGATATTGAGCAGCGGGTCACCGGCATGAGTGATTCCCTGCTGCATGACCTTGGCGTACAGGAAGCTGGCGGAGTTCACCGCGTCTGTTGCGCTCCCGATGTGTACCGGATAACCGCGCTTCTTCAATTCCTGGAGGAACGGACGGAGCTTGTAGCCGTCACCGGCATAGGAAACGGGGTAGTGCTCCCACAGCTTCTCTGCAACGCGAATGAGGCCTTCCATTGTGGGATTCACGAACCAAGCAACCAGCTCGGTGTGAATGTGCCCGTCCGGGGTCTTCCGCGTGGCGCTGACGGTGGCGTACCCGTCCTCCGGGGTCATGTCGAAGGTGAAGACCAGGGGACCCTCAGAGGGGAACTCGTAGCCGTCACCGGCCTGGCACCTCATCCACTTGTCTCCCGGAAGATACGGATTCAGGGACGCGATGAAGCGGTTGAGGCGGTAGTGGAGGGCGTCGGCCTCGGGCATGGACCGGACAGCCGGTATCTCGTCCTCGACGGGGCGGCGTCCCTCCGCAACGGAGGGGTTCGCCTGCATGATGAACCGGGCTAGGGTCTCGTCATCCGTGGGGATGCGGTCTTCCTCTGCCTCCCAGATGAAGAAGCCGAACCGCTCGTTAGCGTCCTCCTCGGCGCGCTTGTAGAGCTGGATGAGTAGTTCGCTCTCCTCGTCGCCGGCTGTGGTGATGCCGAACACCAGACCCTTGGGCTTGGCGGCTGTACCGTTCACCAGGTCAGACCAGAGAGCGGGGGCGGTGATGTGCAGCTCATCGATGATGCCTAGCGAGGTGGCGAGACCCTGGACGGCTCCAGACTTGGACGCCTTGATCTCGTAGCGGGACCCCTTGTCACTCTGAATGCCTCGGGTGTCCGTCACCTTCTTGAAGCGCTTGGCTAGGCGCTCGTCGGCCTTGATGATCGCTAGCAGCCGCTCATAGACGATGCGGGCCTGGTCTGCCGTGGACGCCAGGCCTATGACCAGCGCTCCAGCCTCTCGGAGCAGCCCGTACATGGCGAGAATCGCACCAATGACGCTCTTACCGTTCTGACGGGCTACGGATACGAAGACCTCTCGATAGCGGAGCTGACCGGCCTTGGCGTGGCCCTCGGGGTACGTCTCCAGGACGTGGAGAATCAAGAGCTTCTGCCAGCGGTCCAAGATCATGGGGGACCCGTCGTCATTGCGCCAGGTCAGCTCCACCAGCCGAATGAGCCAGTGACCGTCAGAGGAGAAGTCAGGGGAGAGGGGTTCTGAGTAGCGGAGAGGGGGCCAGGACTCAACTGTCGGGGATGAGGTCATCTAGCTCGTCACCCCCGCCTGTCTGGTCTCCTGGCTTGCGCTTTAGGAGGCTGCGGTAGGTGAGTCCGTACGCGGAGAGCAGCGCCGGGGTCACCTCCTGGTCAAGCTGCTTGGCGGCGGCCTCCAGAGCCGCGATAGCGGGGGAGTCCTCATCTGTCAGCCAGTCAGCAGCAGACGCCTTGAATGTTTCAACGGCTGCAACAAAGGAAGTCACGGGGTATCAGGTCCAATCTGCGGATATTTGCACACCGCTGCGTGAAAAAGAAAGTTGGGGGCGGGGTGAAGCTGACCCCCACCAGAAAAACCGGTCACCAAAGCGAGTCCAACCAGCGAGGGTTGAACCCGGAGGTACGGAGCAATACGGAATCGGACTTACGCCCGTTGCATTCAAGACACGAAGCAACGAGATTGCTCATCTCATCCCTACCCCCTAGGGCTTTGGGTACAACATGGTCAGCAGTAGTAGCCTCACGCCCGCAGTACACACATATGTACCCATCGCGCTCTAGCACTGCCTTACGTAGGGCCTCCCATGAGGTCCCTCTAGATGAGTGCTGGCTCATGAAGCCGCCTCTCTATAGGCCCTCATGTAGTGCATCTGACATAGGCCCTGCCTGGTAGGGCCTCTCAGACAGCCCTCCTCTGTGCAGAGGCCTTCCGGAGCGGGCCTCCCTCCCGCCCCTTTGAACAGGCGCTGGGCGTCATATGCGCTCCAGTCGAAGGGCGGGTCTTCCAGGTGTGTATTGCGGTGATCCTGGGCGAAGGCGTGAGCGCCCTCTAGATCGAAGACCCAGGGACCGTAATTCTTGTCACAGCGCTCACAACGGACAACGGCGGTGATGTCCGTAGCGTCAGTCCAGACGATGCCAGGGGGACGCTTAGGGCGGTCATATGCGGCCTGTGCGGCTTCCTCTGACGCGCCTTTACGTCTTAAGTACCGCTGACGCGCGTACGCGGAGTTAGCGGCCTTGCAGACCTCACAGCGGCAGTTGTATCGCTTGGAGCGGTAGCGAGTTGCACCGTGCTCCAGCTCGGGCTTGGGAGGCTTGGGAGGCTTGACCTTCGGAGTCTTGGGAGCGGGGACCTTCTTGGGGGGCCTAGGCTCGATCCCCTTTGCTCGTCGGTAAGCGGTCATCTCCGCCTGGCGATTGGTAAAGCACACTTCACACCGGCAACCACGTTTGTTGTAGGCAGTGTGAGCGGAAACGTTGTGGGTCGGACAGATGGGCTTTCCCCCTGGGGTCTCCAGAGGGTTGGGTAGTTCAGTCATCTACACCCTTGAATGCACGCTTGAAGTGCTCGGATTTACTTGTGATCCCGCTCACTATGGCTTCAGCCTGGTCAGCAGGTACAACCATCTCCCACTTGATACGGTGTCCAGCTCTGATGAGGTCTGTGACAACTCGAATCACTTCATCCTGACGGTGTACTTCCGCATGCTTCTTGTACTCGTCTTCCGTAATGAGTCGAGGGTTCTCGGAACGCTCCCATCTGGAGCTGTACAACTTTGTACCTTCATATGTTCCGGTGACTACCCAAGGGGCTAGCTCTCGGTACTCTTCAGTGGTCATGTTTGGTGTCTCGCAATCTGTTAGTTGAAATGCATGTAACGTTACATACATTATGACATGGATTTGCCAATGTGATTTTTCAAACAAGACCATCTGCGAACTTGTCTAGTCTGCGAAGTTGAGTCGACGTGTGATTTATATAATGAACGCAGCGGGCAATGCTTGACACCTTCGAAGGGGATACCGTATACCCAAAATCCCCGGGATTACGGGGCGCAACAGTAGGGGAAGGGGTCAGGGGGGCGTAGCCCACCCCCTCCCCTGTTCATCCCCTCTTATCTGCCAACCTAGTTCTGACACTTTCTCAGAAATGTCTCAGCTTTCTTGAAATCCGCGGAATGACGCGGAGTGAGTGAGATAGAAAGCTTGACAAAGCAGCTTAAAACCCTGGTAAGAAGACCTTTCCCGCCAAATAGACCCTTTCAAAATCTGTCATACTAAGGATGTAAGCGGGAGCCGCCTAGAGGCAATCGTGAATCCCCCCTCGGTTCACGTTCTGTATAACTCCTTCATTGTTAGTCGATCCGCCCTCGAAGTCCGCTCCCGCTTACTCACCCGGACAGACTCTAACCATTTACCGGGTGCGCCACTCCCTGTATTTAGAGTCCGGGTAGCAGGGGCGCACCCCTTTTCTTGAAAGAAGTATCACAGTGTCAAACATCGAGACGGAGAAGCTGGGACTTCTCCACGAACTCAACTGGCTGCTAGAGCATTCGGGAGGTGAGGCGGCTGAGGCCCGCATAGCGGTTATCAGTAAGCGCCTCCGCGAGCTGAACGAGTCGGCCCCTCAGGGCGGAGCGCCCTTCTGATGACCAACAAGCTGATGGACAAAGCCCTACACCTCGCATGGTTGGGATTCGATGTCTTCCCCGTTGCTCCCGGTACGAAGGTTCCGCTCACTGAGCACGGTTGGAAAGATGCCTCAGGGTCTCAGGGCCAGATTGAACAGTGGTGGCAGCAGCACCCTGACGCGCTCGTAGGTGTCCCCACCGGCCCCAACAACATCGTGGTGATGGATATCGACGTGAAGAAGGGGAAGGACGGCTACGCGGCGCTGAAGGCTGCTGGGCGCGATCTGACCGACACCTTCAACTACGCCACGCCCTCCGGGGGCCGTCATTACGTGTACCTCTCCACCGACTCGAAGCGGTTCGGTCAGAGCACGAACCTGGACAGCATGGAAGGCGTGGACCGTCAGTCCGGTGCCTCCTACGTCGTCTGGTATGGAGATGTCCCGTGGGAACCGGAGCTAAAGGCTCCTCCCGGCTGGGTGACCACGCACTACCGTTCCGAGTCTGCAACTACGTACGGAGACCAGACCCCCTATTCCGGGACCTGGGCTGAGTGGGAAGCGAAGTTGAAAGGTCACGGACCTCGGAGCTACGCCACTGAGGCGTTCCTGTTCGACCTCCTGAAGGTGCATCACGTCGGGAACGAAGAGGTCAAGGCGTTCACCTACCGGCTGGCCTTTCTTGTTGCGGAAGAGCACAGCAACACCCAGAAGGCCCACGATGAACTGAAGGGCAAGTACTGGACTACGTCGAATGAGCCAGACTCCCGGAAGGAAGCAGAGTGGGACCGGCTGCTACGCGGAGCCATCGCCGACGCCGAAGAGGCAAAGCGCCGGGGCGAGCTTGTCATGTTTACCCCCCAGCCGGGGGACTGGGAGCCTCCCGCTGACGTAGCGGAGCCAGCCCCGGAAGAGCTAAAGGTGTACAGCCGTTCGGACCTGAAGAACCTCCCGAAGCCGTCCTGGATCGTCCCCGGGCTGCTGAAGGAATCGTCCCTAGCCATGTTGGCGGGGGCTGGTGGTCTCGGTAAGACCTACCTGGCTCTGTACCTGGCTGGGCTGGTTGCGACCGGTAAGCACCACGTCACGCCGTTTGGTGCGATGGTCGGGGAGCCTGAGAAGGTTCTCTACGTCGGGGCGGAGGGCATTGAGGACTTCGATTCCCGCATGACCGCGCTGGAGACGTACTACAAGCTCCCCACGGCTCTGACGGAAGAGAACATGCAGTTTGTGGAGGAGGGCGTGAACTTCTCGGACAGCGCCAGCATGGACCGCCTGAGCCGCCTCGTGAAGGATAACCAGTACAAGCTCATCGTCCTAGACACCTTCAGCCAGCTAGCCCATATCTCGAATGAGAATGACGCCAGTCAGGTAGCCGACGTGATGCGCCTTGCCAAGCGTTTGCGTACGCTGTCGCCGGGTAGCTGCATCCTCTTCCTTCACCACGCCTCCAAGGAATCCGGGCGCTACCGTGGCTCCTCTGCGCTGCGGGACAACATTGACACCCTCATCTCCATCTACGGCAAGAGCAGCGGGTTCACTCTCTCGACCGATTCCGCGAACGCCGGTAAGCAGCGCTCTGGCGCTCCGCTCACGATGGATGGATGGGAGATTGTGACTCAGGGTGACAACTGCGTAGCTGCGGTCACGGGAGCCAAGACCCTCAGTGTGAAGGATGACAATTGGGGGACTGTTCGTACTCTGCTCGAAGACGGAACGGCGCGAACCACCAAGGAGATTGCGGAGTCCACGGGGCTGCCGTATGAGACAACGAAGAAGCTGCTGCAGCCGTTGAAGAGGGACGGCGCTCTGACCGTTGCCCGGAAGGATGGGAACACCGAATATCTGACTCTCACCCCCATTCCTGGAGGAGACCAGTGAGGGACCCCGGCGAGTTCAGAGACCGTGAGACTTGGTTGGCCTATCTGATGGGCTACCAGGACGCTAGGACGGAGCTAGAAGCCCTCCTACGCAAAGAAACCCCCGACCTCGAATGAGGCGGGGGTCTCCCTGTGTCGGTCAGTGTGCGGCGTCGTACGCTTCCAGAACCGAGTTGGGGAGGCGTCCACGCCCGCCCTTCTCGACAAGGCCCTGAGCCTCCGCCCACTCGCGAACACCGGGGCGGGTGTTCTTCTTGCTGGAGCGAGCAGCACCGGCAGCGGGAACCTTCGTGCCGCCCTTCTTGTAAGGTGCGAGCAGTTCAGCGAACGCGTCCGCATTCTTGCGGCTCAGGTCAAGCACCCACTCTTGACCGTTGTGAGCGAAGTGGACTTCCGTGAAGTCATCTGAAATGTCTTCGCCGGTCAGGTCGTCGGTAACCGTGTAGACGGTCTTTGATTGCTTAGCCATGCGCTCAGGGTAGGGCAGGGTGGCCCTGAATAGCAATCCGCTTAGCGCCCTTACCGCCCTTGGTGACGGTGATATCCAGAGTCCGGGCTAGGTCGCGCTTCTCTTCAATCCCCAGGCTGTCGAAGTACGCGGCCCATGCCTCGGTAAACGCCAAGCCGGTATCGGTGGCACCCTGCATTAGCTCGGCAATCCGCGCGGCCTCAGATGATGCCGTACGGTTCTCCAGCCGCTCCCGTTCCAAGCGGGTGATCGACTCATCCAGGCGGGCAAGCTCCCGCGTTACTACTGCCTTGTCGACGCCCTTCACGAAGAGAAGCTGTGTGGCCTCCTGGCGGTCTTTCTGAGCCTCCACCAGCTCAGCCTCAATGGCCCGCACCTTCTCGACTCCAGCGGCCTCCACGGTGCTCCAGCGGGCGCGCTGATTGGCCTCGAAGTAGAGGGCCGTCCGCACTCGATCCTCTGCCACGTGCTTAGCGATTGCGACGTGTCGCTCGCCCTGGGTTGTCTGCGTCCGCTCGGTGCTGACCTGGCACTGGTAGAAGGACTTGCGGGGGAGCATCTTCTGTCCGCACACCCCGCACTTCATCACGCCGGATAGCCAACTCTTGGCGACCGGGCGACCGCTAGGGGAGGGCTGTAGCTCCAGCTTCAAACGGACCTCTTCAAGCTCGGCGCGCGAGACAATCGGCTCAATCTGGCTCGCCACGTCCAGGGGCACTCCCTTGTGCTCGACCACCCCGGCGTTGCGCCACCGGCGAAGAGTCTTCTTCACGCTGGCGGCGGTCCACGGCTTGCCGGTTGGACCCAGGATGCCCGACGTATTCCAGAGCTTCTGGAGGGACGACACGGAGCCTCCAGCGAGGAGGTGCGCCACGCCTTCACGGATTGCGTCAGCCTCCACCGGCTCTAGCTCCAGGCCTCCCACCTTCCAACCGAACGGGGTGCGTCCGCTGATCGGCTTACCCTCCTCCAGACGTTGACGGTGTGCCGCCTTGATGCGGTCGGACTTGTGCTCGGACTCGTGGGCGGCAACGTCCACCTTGATACGGAGGAAGAGCTTTCCGTTGGCGGTGGTCAGGTCCACGCTCTCGGATACGGTGCGGATGTTGGCACCTGATTTCACGTTCAGGTCAATCAGCCGCTCACCGTCCTCGGGCTTACGGATGAGGCGGTCCAGGTCCCAAGCCAGGAGGGTGTCGAACTCTCCGGCCTCTGTGCGGGACAGCATCTCTTCAAAGGCGGGGCGGACCCGCTTGGA